ACTGCCCCAGCAGACGCATACACGATTGATAAGCTGAACTTTGTATGAAGGACAATTTAAAATGGCAAGAACTACTTTTTCAGGCCCAGTGCGGGCTGGCTATCAAGGCGGAGACGCAAGCGCACAACAACCCTTAACTCCTACCACTATTAATTCAGGAACTGTAATTTCAGTTGATGAAGGAACGGCAGCTTCTGGCTTCTATGCCCGTGTAATGCCAACTACAGGTTTTGGTTCTAGTGATTATCTAACTCCTGGTGAGGCTTTTTCTATATTTGGACGCGTTCAGTGCGGTGCTCCTTTCGCTGTAGCTCCTTCTACTACTTTTAACCACATGGCTGGTGCAGTAGGTGAGTTTGCAGTTATTGGTACATATGCTAACTTTGGTTTAATGGCTGGCGTATTAGGCACAATTAACACCAACACCCTGTCAGGCGATGCTGCTGTTATGGCATTTATGGATGGCGATTCTGGTGTAACCACCGCTCGTTGCGCTTTTGGTGTTGCAATGGCTCAGACCACAGCTGGTTCTGGTTTTGAGTATGGTATTGACCTAAAGATGCAAGACCCTGTAGCTGATGCTGGTGGTCCTTCTGGCGTTATTCCTTACACCAAAGCTAATATCCGTATGGAAGATGACGTTGTAGTTATGGTTGACGCAGGTGCTCCAGTTAACGGTACTACTGGCGATAACTTTGCTGGCACGGGTTCTTTATACGTTAATTCAACAGCTGGTGTGTTGTATATCAACACTGGCACGATTAGCAGCCCAACTTGGGTAGTTGTTGGTTCTCAAAGTTAATGTTGACTCATAAAGACCCAGAAGTTCAAGTAATGCTTGGGCTTCTGGAATCTCAAAGAGATCATGTTATGGGAATTGTAGCGATGCAGGCTAAGCAAATTGAAGAGCTAAAAGCCAAACTCGCTACCCAACAGGAAAACCAGGAGAATTAAAATGGGTATGCAATATGACGTAAAGTCAGTGCACATGAGCGCATCTGGCGTGGCGGTTGGTTATAGAACTCGCTTAAAAGGAGTTCTTATGTCACCGTCTGAAGCTCAGACATTAAATGTGGCGTTTTGTGACAACATAAGCGTTTCTGGTACGTACAATGTACCAGCCTCTACCGTTTGCACGGTAACTATTGCTGATCACGGACTGTCAAACGGAGATCGAGTTTATTTAAACTTTACTTCTGGTTCGTCTGCAGATAACATTTATACAGTTGCAAACGTTTCAACCAATACCTTTACGGTAACGGTAGCTTCAGCGACAACAAATGGTAATGTAACGATGTATGCTGTTGTTTTAATGGAGCTTGATTGTTCTTCTGCTACGGCTTTTTATACAATGATTCCAGGTGAAGGCATTCTTGCTCAGCAAGGTATTTATGTTGGCCTTCCTAGTGCAACTGTAACCACTACATTGTTTTACGGCTAATCATGCAATATGACGTTAAATCGTATCATGCTTCAGCGTCTGGAAACGCCACAACTAGTCCTGTGCGTTTAAAAGGCATTACCGTTACTACTGGTACGGTATCAGCAAGGAACATGGCAGTTGCAAATCCCGCTGTTTCTAAGTCTGGTACTTGGAGCAGAACGGGAACAGCAGTTACGGTTACGATTAATGACAATGGGTTAGCGAACGGGCAACGGGTATTTTTAGATGTTGCTGCTGGAACGACCATGCGAGACGGCGTTTACGAAGTATCTAATGTAACAACAAATACATTTACCGTTGTCTCAGTGACATCAGGAGCGGCGACTGGTACAGTTACAATGTACACAGATATTTATTTAGAAGTTGATACGTTTAACACAGTTGGTTTACCCATTAAGATTCCAGGTGAAGGTATTTACTGCCCTAATGGATTCTTTGTAGGGGTTGGATCAAGCGTAACTGCAACGGTGTTCTATGGCTAAGAAGAAAGGCGTCTCTCTTGCGATTGGTCGTGGTGAAAAGCTGCCTGTATCTAAGGGTGCTGGGCTTACCGCCAAAGGTCGTGCTAAATATAATGCGGCTACTGGCTCGAATCTAAAGGCTCCACAGCCCGAAGGTGGTGCTCGTAAGCGCTCGTTTTGTGCCCGTATGTCTGGTATGCCTGGTCCAATGAAAGATGAAAAAGGTCGCCCTACTCGTAAAGCTGCTTCACTAAAAAGATGGAAGTGCTGATGGACAACTTTTTTACCATTTTTGTAGCCGCTTGGTCTGGGCTTTTAACCGTATTTTTATCTGTATTAGGGTATATCGTGAACGAAAAGTTTAGCAAAATTAAAGAGTTAGACGATAAACTTAATACTACTAGGGTGGAGGTAGCACGTGAGCACATTACTCGTGAAGAAGTTACAAGAATTACGGACCACATTGATGCAAGGTTTAACCGCCTTGAAAGCAAAATTGACCAACTTATTCAAAGCAAAATAGCAAATGCCTAGTGTAAGTAAAAAGCAACACAATTTCATGGCGGCTGTGGCTAATAACCCAAAGTTTGCCAAAAAAGCAGGTGTACCTTCCGCTGTTGGGAAGGAATTTTTAACTGCCGACAAAGGCAAAACTTTTAAAGAAGGTGGAACCATGAAAAAGATGAACCCAGGAATGATGGCTATGATGGCTAAAAAGAAGCCCATGAAGATGGCTGATGGCGGCATGCCAATGGTCATGAAAGACGGTCAAAAAGTTCCAGCGTTTGCTGCTGACGGCAAAGGCAAAATGAAACACGGTGGTAAGGTTCACTCAGACATGGCTAAAGACAAGCCAATGATGAAGAAAGTAGCCGCATCGGCTGTTAAAGGTCATGAAAAGCGTCTGCACGGTATGGCTAAAGGCGGCGGCATTGAGATCAAAGGTAAAACCAAAGGCACTATGATTAAGATGAAAAGCGGCGGAGCCTGCTAATCATGGAAAAGTCGCCAGATAAAATCGTAGCGGATATTGACCGCAAACAAAACGAAGAAGACCGGGATCTGATACCACGTGCTGGTCGTATGCTTAAGGCAAAGTTAAATGAAGATTTAACTGGTGGCGCTTATGTAGGTAATCGCTTAAATGTTAAAAAAGACGCTACCAAAGAGAGTGAAAAAGCTATTCGTGCGTTAAGTAAGAAAGCTGGGGGTGTAATTAAGTCTTCTGCTTCTAAACGGGCTGATGGCTGTGCTATTCGTGGGAAAACGAGGGCTTAATTGTGGCTGAGCAAATGACTCTTGACCTCGGCAATTCAGAAGCCGAAAACAAGCGCAAAAGGGTTGAAGAAGCCAAAGCGAAGGTAAGAGCCATTGCAGAAGAAGTACGTGCAGAAAAAGATAAAGACCGAAAGCCCAATAAAGATTTTGGACATACCCGTGCAGGTGGTGGCGGTGGTGGAGACTTTAGTGGTATGAAGGGCTTAGACAAACCGTTTAAGAAGGGCGGCAAAGTGAAAAAATTTGAGAATGGTGGAGACGTTTACGACAATTATGAAAGAAGAAGTCGTATTAACGAAGCTATTAGAAGAGAAGGATTAGCTCCTTATGAAATTAAAGAGCTAGAAATGAAAAAACCTAAAGACAAAGTAGATAAAACTATTAAACCTATTGGTAGCTCAATAGGTAAGGGACCAGGTGATTCGTTTAACTACGAAAAAGCAGAAAAAGCGCTTGCTGAATACAGAGCAAGAATGGGTAGTGATGCGGGTGGAAAAACTATTCGTAGTAGTGGCGGTGGCGGTGGAGCTGGTGGAGACTTTAGCGGTATGAAGGGTTTAGACAAACCATATAAAGCTGGTGGCAAGGTATCTAGCGCCTCTAAACGGGCCGACGGTTGTGCTATCAGAGGGAAGACAAGAGCATGAGACCAAGCAGAGGTATGGGCGCCATAATGCCCTCTAAGATGGGTAAAGGCGTCAAAAAAGCCCGTAGGGACGATACCGATTTCACCCAGTATGCTGAGGGTGGCAAAACTAAGTCTAAAGTAAACGAAGCAGGCAACTATACTAAGCCTGAGCTACGTAAACGGATTTTTAATAGCATTAAAGCTGCAGCGGTACAAGGTACTGGCGCTGGAGAATGGTCAGCTCGTAAAGCACAGCTCATGGCAAAACGCTATAAAGCCGCTGGCGGAGGTTATAAGTGAAATGGTCAGACAAGCGCAAAAAATCAATCAACTGCGACAGCCCGAAGGGGTTCTCGGAGAAAGCCCATTGCGCCAGCAAAAAGAAGATGGCGGGGGGTGGCTTAGCAAAATCACAGCAATCTTTAAAGGCTTGGGGCGATCAGGAGTGGACAACCAAGTCGGGAAAGAAGTCGTCCGAAACAGGCGAGCGGTACCTACCAAAAAAAGCAATCGAGTCGCTAAGCCCGCAGGAGTACGCAGCAACAACGCGAGCAAAACGAGCGGGAAAAGCGCAGGGAAAACAGTTCGTGCCCCAGCCAGCAAAAGTAAAAGCAAAAGTAAAACCGTTTAGGAAGATATGAGCACAACAGGGACTACCGCTTTTAATCTAGACATGAATGACCTCATTGAAGAGGCATTTGAGCGTTGTGGTTTAGAAGTTCGTTCTGGTTATGACTTCCGTACTGCACGGCGGTCTTTGAACCTGCTTACTATTGAGTGGGCAAATCGGGGTATTAACCTGTGGACAGTCGAGCAGGGTCAGATCCTAATGAATACGGGTCAGGCTATTTATCCTATTCCTGTGGATACAATTGACCTCTTGGATACCGTGGTGCGTACTAATAACGGTCAAGGCAATAATCAGATCGACATCAATATTAGTCGTATCAGCGAGTCTACATACATCACCATCCCTAATAAAAACGCTACAGGGCGCCCTATTCAGGTATGGATTAACCGACAGTCAGGTAACGTTGCAAACGCCTCACAGGCTGTTTTAAACGGTGCTATAGACGCAGACGACACAACTATTACTCTAGTTAATGCTGCTAACCTCCCAACTCAGGGGTTTGTCAATATTGACAACGAGACCATTGGCTATCAGAACATCGTAGGAAATCAAATACTTAACGCGTGGCGTGGTCAGAACGGCACAACAGCGGCAAGCCACACAACAGCTACGGCGGTATATACCAATAACTTGCCATGTATTAACGTTTGGCCCACACCTAACCCACCTGGAACACAGTACACATTTGTGTATTACAGAATGCGCCGTATTCAGGATGCAGGTAACGGTATTCGTACACAAGACATCCCATTCCGCTTTATTCCCTGTATGGTAGCGGGTTTAGCTTATCAGTTAAGCACTAAGATGCCTGGGGTTGATCCTAATAGAATTATGATGCTTAAATCTGACTATGAACAACAGTGGACACTAGCAGAGCAAGAGGACCGGGAAAAAGCCCCAATTCGGTTCGTGCCACGTAACTCGTTTTATTACAGATAAATGATATGCCAAGTAAATATGCTTCTGGAAAACATTCAATTGCTGAGTGCGATAGATGTGGTCAACGATATATGCTTAAGGAATTACAGATACAGATATTAAAGACAAAACCGTACCAAGTTAAGGTTTGCCCGTCTTGTTGGGATCCAGATCAGCCTCAGTTGTCGTTAGGCTTGTATCCAGTAAATGATCCACAGGCGGTGCGGGAACCAAGACCAGACGTAAGTTATTTAGTATCAGGGCAAAGTGGCTTGCAGATTAACCAGACGGGCATTGGCCCAAATGGGTTTGGTAGTCCAGAAATGGGTAGTAGGGTGTTTCAGTGGGGGTGGAATCCAGTCGGGGGAAGTAGGGGTCCTGATGCAGGTTTAACTCCAAATGACTTGGTACAACAAGTAATTGTTGGTACAGTAACGGTAACGACAACTTAAGGAGTTAAAAATGTATAAATCAGGCGCAGACGGCATTACCAAACAGGGCAAAACCAAAGGTAAAAACCTAGGTAATTCAGGTCCAACAGTGGCTATTGAAAAAGGTCCAAAACACAGCGGCTCTAAAGGCGGCAAAACCAATGCAGATATGAAGAAAATGGGTCGTGGTCTTGCAAAGATTGCTGCTCAAAAGAAAGGTTAATCATGGCTAAATTTTCTATGAAAAAAGGCGGTAAAGAAGTTGGTCCAGCCAGCGTCTATGCTGCACCGCACACAATGGATGGTAAGAAAATAACTACAGTAAAATCTGCTGTTACTAAGCCAGGCAATGGCGTAGATCAGGTAAATATGTCTGTAGGCGGATATACCAAGAATAACGATCAACCAATTAACAAGCATGGTGAGATGAAGATTCGTGGTACTGGCGCAGCAACTAAGGGCGTAATGGCTCGTGGACCAATGGCTTAACTATGAACTACCAGCAGTTATCTGAAGCAATCCAAAGTTACGTTGAGTCTACAGAGCAACTCTTTGTATTCAACATCCCTAACTTTGTCCAGCTTTGTGAAGAGCGGGTGTACAACGCCGTTCAGATTCCTGCTATTCGTAAGAATGTTATTGGTAACTTTACCCAGAGCGATCACTATTTAGCCCTACCTGACGACTATCTAGCCTCGTTCTCCCTTGCTGTTATTGACGCAGACGGTAATTACGAGTATCTGATTGATAAAGACGTTAACTTTATTCGCCAGTCATACCCTAATCCAAGTGAAGAAGGGCTGCCAAGGTATTACGCGCAGTTTAGCCCGTATACCTACATTATTGGCCCAAGCCCTGATGCAAGTTACCAAACGGAGTTGCACTATTACTACTACCCCACTACGATTGTACAGGGCGGCTTATCTGGGTTTGGCACTATTACCCCTGGCTCTGGATATACCAACGGTACATATGAGAATGTGGCGTTAACAGGCGGTGATGGCTCAAATGGCACAGCTACAATAACCGTATCAGGTGGTTCTGTAACCGCAGTAACTTTAGTAAACCCAGGGTTTTTATATCTTGTAGGCAACTCTTTAAGCGCTGCTACCTCTACAATAGGGGGTACTGGAAGTGGATTCTCAGTGCCTGTAAATAATATTCAAAACGCAGCTGGTACTTCTTGGCTGGGTGATAATTTTGAATCAGTTTTGTTGTATGGTTCGTTGCGTGAGGCTATCATCTTCCAAAAAGGTGAACAAGACTTAGTTGCATACTACGAACAGAAGTACCAAGAATCCTTAGCATTACTCAAAGATTTGGGTGATGGTAAAGATAGACGCAGTGCCTACCGTGATGGACAACTTAGACTGCCCGTACCTGGGCCTGTTAGATAATTTTTTAGGAGCAAAAAATGGCAATTACCCAAGCAATGGCAACAAGTTTCAAGGTTCAAATCTTGAATGGTCAACATAACTTTTCAGCAAATACGTTTAAATTAGCTCTGTATACCAGCTCAGCTACTTTAAATGAGAACACAACTGCTTATTCAGCAAGTAATGAAGTAGCTTCTGCTGGCAACTATTCTGCTGGTGGCAATACTTTATCGGTTAGCGTAACTCCAACAAATACTGGCAACGTGGCTTTTATCTCGTTCTCAAACAGTTCTTGGGCAAATGCAACAATTACCGCTAACGGCGCTTTAATCTATAACGCTAACTTGGCAAATGCGGCTGTTGCTGTATTGGCTTTTGGTGGTGATAAGACATCGACCAACGGTACATTTGCTGTTAACTTCCCAACTGCGGACGCAAGCAACGCCATTATTCGTTTGACAGCTAGTTAATTAGGAGAGCTTTATGGCTTTGATTCTGAAAGATAGGGTTAAAGAAACTAGCTCTAGCTCTGGCACAGGCAATATTACGCTTGGTGGTGCATTTCCTGGCTATCAAACGTTTGACGCCGTTATAGCTACTGGTTCTACCGTTTATTACACCATTCACAATTTAACGGCTGGTGATGATGACGAGTGGGAAGTTGGTCTTGGTACGTTCACGTCCCCAGCTACGTTAGCTAGGACTACGGTTCTTTCTTCGTCTAATTCAGGATCGGCAGTTAACTTTACCGCTGGCGCAAGTGGTCTTGAGGTGTTTATTACTCAGCCAGCTGAAGAAGCAGTCTATTTAAACAATGCTACAGGCAAAGTTGAGATTGGTGGTAATGGCACAAATACTGTGTCGTTTACTAATATCAACACAACCAACTTAACTGCTAGCACAGTTACTTTAACGGCTGGAACAATTAGCACCAATGCTGCAAATGCTACGGATATTACAAACAAAGCCTATGTAGACGGTTTAGTTACCTCTGGTATTCATTTTCACGAACCTGTTTTAGTTGAAGAAGATATAGCTTTGGTTGCTGTATATGCCCAACCAAATGGCGCTAGTAACGGTGTAGGCGCAACACTTACAAATAACGCTGCTAATGCCGCTCTTGTAGTTGATGGTGTAAGCGTATCTAACACAGCCCGTATTTTGGTTTATGCGCAATCTAACGCAGTGCAAAACGGTGTTTATACAGTTACTAATCCAGGTAACGCTTCTGCGCAGTGGGTGTTAACCCGTGCAACCGATGCCGATACTTTTGGTTTGACTAGTTCTGATAATTTAGGAGAAGGTTCAACTTTCTTTGTATCGTCTGGTAATACAGGCGCTGGTCGGACGTATACATGTAATACAACAGGCACAATTACGTTTGGCACTACAGATATTACGTTTGCGCAGATTAGTTCTTCCCAAATTTATTCTGCTGGTACAGGTCTTACCCTAGCCAATTTGGCATTTAGCATTTCTAATACAGCCGTTACAGCCGCTACTTATGGCGATAGTGGCAACGTTGCTCAAATTACAGTTAATGCTCAAGGTCAACTTACCAATGCAGCCAACGTAGCCATTAATGCTTCTAGTATTACAGTAGGTACTTTGGCTAATGCTAGAACAACAGCTTCAGATGCTAATGGAGCAAACACAATTGTATCTAGAGACATTAACGGCTCCTTTGCTGCTAACGTAATTACGGCTACCACGTCTAACGCCACAACCTTTAATGGTACAACAGGTAACTTCACAAGCATTACTGGCAACGGCGTAGCTTTAACAGCTATCAATGCCTCTAACGTAACTTCAGGCACCTTAGATAATGCCCGTACAACAGGTAATACGGCTAACAGCGCAAGCACAATAGTTCTTCGCGATGCGGACGGCAGTTTTGGCGCTAATATTGTTACGGCTACATTTAGTGGTAACGGCGCTACCTTATCTGCAATCAACGCTTCTAACATCTCGTCTGGCACGATTGATAACGCTCGTACTACAGCGGCTTCTGCTAACGGGGCTTCTACTATTGTTCAGCGTGATTCTGGGGGTAACTTTGCAGCCAACACAGTAACGGCTGCTGTTATTGGTGATCTGTCTGGCGGCTCAAATATTAACGCTTCAAACGTTTCTTCGGGGACTATTGCAAATGCGAGAACTACTGCTTCCTCTAGTAACGGCTCTTCTACTATTGTTCTGCGCGGAGCTTCTGGTGAATTTGCTGCTGGGGCTATAACAGGCGCATCTTTCTCTGGTAACGGCTCTTCCATTACTGCCATCAACGCTTCAGCGATTACTACAGGAACTTTAGATAATGCCAGGACTTCTGCTACTTCTTCCAATGGTGCTTCCACTATTGTTGTTCGTGATGCTAATGGTTCCTTTGCTGGGAATGTAATCACAGGAACTACGTTTAGTGGTTCGGGTGCGTCAATAAGCTCGATTAATGCCTCAAATATCAGCACGGGTACAGTATCAACCGCTCGTTTAGGTTCTGGCACTCCGAGTGCTTCAAACTTCTTACGGGGTGACGGTTCTTGGCAGGTTGGTGTTGCTGGTCCTACTGGTCCTACTGGTCCTACTGGCCCGGCTGGCGGTCTTGGTCCTACTGGTCCTACTGGTCCCGCTTCAACGGTTCCCGGACCTCCCGGCCCTACTGGTCCTAATGGCCCTGCTGGCGGTCCTGGTCCTACTGGTCCGCAAGGCGGTCCTGGTCCTACTGGTCCGCAAGGCGCTCCTGGTTCTGTTGGACCTACTGGTCCTTCTGGTCCGGCTGGCGGTCTTGGTCCTACTGGTCCTACTGGGCCACCCGGAACTCCGTCGACTACTCAAAATGCCGTAGGAAGTTATGCTTTTATGCAACTAAGACCTTCTTCATCTGGTGGATTTGGGAGTAACTATTCAGTTGGCAGTGGTGGCAATCAAGTAATGGTTGGAATGCTTACTCCCGACTCCGATTCTACAAATCAAGGCAACGACCAAACGTTTGGCTGGAATTTAGGAACTAGTGGTATTTCAGGCACATGGAAATGGATGGGAAATGTAAACGGCGGTCGACATTTTGCGATTGCTGTTAGGGTTTCCTAAAGTAAAGGGCACAAGTGCAACATAAACCCATCTGGTTTCTAGGCAATATCCCCCAAGACCTTTGTGATAAAGCAATTGGGGAATTTAAGCTCGTACCTGCTAGATCAGCTTCTATGGGGGAGGATGGTGCGTTTAATAACAACTCCCACCGTAACACCACCGTGCGGTTTATACCACCAGGGCATTGGCTAGCTGCGGACATGCGTAGTTTTGGTGAGCATGCAAGCAAAGAATGTAAATGGGATTTTGACATCACTGGGAATGAAAACATTCAGTTTGCAGAGTATGCTGTAGGTCAACACTACAGATGGCACATTGACACTTTTCCGCTGGGGTTTCAAAAGTTTGACCGAAAAGTTACAGTAATCATATTGATGTCTGATCTCGCCGAGTATGAGGGTGGAGAGTTATTTGTGCGGTTATATCAAGACTATAAACCCGAACTTAAAAAAGGTTCAGTAATAGCTTTTCCTTCGTTTCTTGAGCATCAAGTAACTCCTGTAACGTCTGGGATTAGATATAGTGCAACTATGTGGCTAAATGGACCGGGGTTTAAGTAATGACCTTTGGTTTCTCGCCCTACGCAGCGGCGCCGTTTGCTGATACTGGTGAGCTTAGTCTTGGTATTTCAGTTCAGCTTACTGGAGTATCTGCAGTAGGTGTAGTTGGTACAGTTAGTTTTAATACTGATCAGAATCTTGATGTAACAGGCGTAAGCGCAGTAGGTACAATAGGTACTGTAACAATTGAAGCCGATGGAAGCCTTGAATTAGTTGGTATTAATACACCGTGCTTAGTTGGTACAGTAAACGTAGAAGCTGATAGCAATCTAGATTTGACTGGTGTAAATGCCGTAGGCGTAGTGGGTGATATCGATGTTAAGGCTAATACTGATAACGACGTAACAGGATTAAGCGCTGTAGGAGTTGTTGGCACTGTAGCAGTAGAAGGCGAAGCCGTTGTTGATTTGACTAGTGTAACGGCTATTGGTGTTGTTGGTACTGTAACTGCAGCAGCTAATGCTGATGTTAATTTAACTGGCGTTTCTGCAATTGGCGCAATTGGTAATGTAGTTATATCTGGCGGTGCAGTCGTTAACCCAACAGGTGTAGTGGCTATAGGCGTAGTTGGTGATGTTTCCGTTAATACCGACCAAATTATTGATGTTACTGGGTTTGGTATACCAACATTACTTGGTAATGTAACCGCAACGGCGGGAGCAAATGTTAACGTAACAGGTGTGTCTGCTATTGGTGTAGTTGGTACAGTAACAGTAGCTGCAAATGCTAATGTTAATTTGACTGGTGTTAGAACTGTTGTTAGACTAAATAGGGTCAATGTTTGGGGGCTTGTTGATACTGCGCAAACTCCAAATTGGACAGAAGTAGTAGCAGCTTAAGGATAAATTATGGCAAGTACATATTCACCAAGTTTAAAAATAACCCTGATGGGGGACGGGGACCAATCGGGTCTTTGGGGCCAAACTACCAATACAAACTTAGGCACTCTGGTTGAACAGGCGATTACTGGCGTTGTTTCAATCACAATGACTGACGCTAATTACACGCTAACTAGCTTTAATGGTGTATCAGACGAAGCCCGTAATGCGGTTTTGGTAGTTACTGGAACCAACAATGCGGTTAGAGACTTAATTCCGCCAGTTCAAGAAAAACTCTACACTATTGCTAATAACACTACAGGTGGCTTTGCGATTCGGGTTATTGGTGCTTCTGGCACAGGGGTAAACATACCTAATGGTGCAACATGTCTTGTTTATTGTGACGGCACTAATTTTGTTAATGGATTGTCTGGTACAACTGGTGACTTTACTGTTAACGGCACAGTAACTGCAACGGCTGTTAATGCAACTACTGGTACTTTTACTACAGTTGTTGGTGCAATGAACGCATCAAATATCACTTCTGGCACTGTGGCTACAGCCCGTCTTGGCTCTGGAACAGCTAACTCTAGCACGTTTTTAAGAGGTGATCAGACATATGCCGTACCAACATTTACTGCAAACTCTATCGTGACAACTAATTTTACGGTTCAAGAAGTTGGTGGGGCCCTTGTATTTCAATATGGTGGTTCTAATATAGCAGTAATGAGTTCAACTGGCAGTTTAACTTTAGCTGGACAACTGCAAACTGGCGGCAGCGTTTAATTTAGGAGAATAATATGCCAATTACAGTAGGCTCTACATCTATAACATTTAACGATTCAACTACCCAAAGCACAGCTGGATTAGCAAGTGCTGTTACCTCAGTTGCTACAGGTAACGGTTTGTCAGGTGGAACAATTACTACTACTGGTACTTTGACTGTTGCATGCCCGACTCAAAATACCGTAGGAAGTTATGCATTTGTTAATCTGCGACCCAGTTCTTCTGGTGGTTATGGCAGTAACTATGCTATTGGCACAGGAACAAATCAGCTAATGCTAGGTATGTTAACAGTAGACAGTACAGGAACAAATCAAGGAAATGACCAATCTGTAGGTTGGAATTTAATCACATCTGGCGTTTCTGGCACATGGAAATGGATGGGACATGTAAATGGCGGGAATCATTTTGCTATTGCTTGCAGAGTATCTTAATTAAGGAAAAATAATGTTTACACTAGAATACGCTAAAAACCCAATTTGGAATAATGAGGAACAAACTTCAATTTATTTAATTGTTAAATGGCAAGAATTTCAAGAAGAAATGCCTTTTACTGCCGTTCCTTGGGATATTGAACCTTGGGGAGTTGATTTGTTTAATAGTGCCGCCGCAGGTGATTTTGGTACTGTTGCGCCTTATGTAGCACCAATCCAGCCAACGATTAATTTTGAGCCGACACCAACTCAACCTAAATAATGAAAACTGAATACGCCAAAGGTCGAATCTATCCAGGTTCTACACCTGAATTTCGTCATTTACAAAAAACAGACGGAACAATCGAAATGCAGGTTAGATATATAAACTCTGCAATGGGCTACATGGGTAAATGGATGCCAGTTCAAACGGAAAAAGAAGAACAAAAGGAATCAGCATGATTAAAACAATCCAAGACTCAATGGAAGGTGGCGAATTTAAACCACGCCATACCGTTGAAATTTACTGCCCTAACTGCGGGCGTGATGTAGACGAAACCGAACTGGCTATGAAAGTATGCGGTGACTGTGGGTTTGACCTATCAAATCCTGAACAGCATGTAGCTATCGTAGTTGCTAACTTATCATCTGGTGGTCAGACGTTGTAATGTTATGGCTGGAAAGTTAAATGCAGACGATACGCTGACTAAAGTATTAGCGTATGTAGACTCACCGTTTAAGTTGTTTGCCATTGTTTTAATGGCGGTTTTTGCATTTACGGGATACATTATTTATGACCACCGAGAGTTAATTGTTGGTACGTACAAGGAAAGCCAAAAGCTACCTAGTATTAACAAAGACAGAGTTGACGAAGTAGCAGTTCATTTGTTTAAAACGACTGATGCAACTGTAGTAACAATATTTAATGTTAATCCGTTGCTTGCCACTCGAATACAGTACCGTGCTTACACAACGAACGGTCGGGATAAAACAAACGATGGTTTAGATGTAGGGTTGTTTACAAGTAATCAAGCAAATAACCAAGATGTAGTAGCTTTAATGGCTGGCAATATACCGTGTGGTGAATACAAAACGGCCCAGTCAGAAATTGGATTGTGGTATTTAGAAAAGGGAATGCGGTATGGTTGCAGAATTAGTGTGCCGCCTGATCCTAGTAAATTTGTAGGGCAGATTACGGTTGGCTGGGAAAAACAACCAGCAGATTTAGAACAAACAAAAGCAATGCTTTTTATTGCAGCAACTATGTTATCGAGGAAAAAATAATGTTAGGACTAGACACCATTGTTGGCGTTGGAATGAAGCTGATTGACAAGCTAATTCCTGACCCAGCTGCTAAAGCACAAGCCCAGTTAGAACTAGCCAAACTTGCACAAGACGGCAAACTAGCTGAAATACAAGCTGATACCGCAGAATCGCAAGAAGTCACCAAACGGGCGCAAGCGGATATGGCTAGTGATAGCTGGTTATCCAAGAACATTCGCCCCATGACTCTAATCTTTATTCTGGTTGTGTACACCGCCTTTGCAGGTATGAGTGCAGCCGATGTTGAAGTTAATAATAATTACGTAGAACTGCTTGGGCAGTGGGGTATGCTAATTATGTCGTTCTACTTTGGCGGACGCACCCTTGAAAAGATTATGGACATGAAGGCAAAAGAAAAAATAGCCGAGGCGGAGCTAAAAGATGCAAAGTAATTTTGAACTGTGCCTAAAGAAGATGCTTGCCCACGAGGGAGGCTACGTTCACCACGAAAAAGATCCTGGAGGACGCACTAATTTAGGAGTTACGCAGCGGGTATGGGAAGAATGGGTAGGTCACGAGGTTGACGAGAAACAGATGCGGGCGCTTACCCCTGAAACCGTTGCACCACTTTATAAAAGGAAGTACTGGGATGCTTGCCGAGCTGATGAGCTTGTGGATGGTGTTGACTACTGCGTTTTTGACGTCGCTGTTAATTCGGGCCCAGGGCGAGCCATTAAGTTTTTGCAGTCGTGTGTTGGTGTTACTGTTGATGGTGGTTTTGGGCCTGCTACTATGGCTGCCGTAGAAAAAGCCGAGGAAGACCCAGCTAGACTAGTAGAACTGTATTGCGCTAAACGGCTAGAGTTCTTACAATCACTTAAGACCTTTGAAACTTTCGGTAAGGGCTGGTCAAGGCGCGTTGCCGAGGTCAAAGAAGAAGCACTCAAAATGTTAGGGTAAACCCCATGCCGTTACAGAAGTTACAGTTTCGTCCAGGAATTAACCGAGAAGGCACTGACTACTCCAACGAGGGTGGTTACTTCGACTGTGACAAGGTGCGCTTTCGTTCTGGTTTTCCTGAAAAGATTGGTGGCTGGACTCGGATGGCAAATGCCCAGTTTCTGGGATATGCCCGTGCGCTATGGAATTGGGTTGCGTTAAACAGTTCTAACTTTCTTGGTGTTGGTACTGAGGTTAAATACTACATTGAGCAAGGCGGTACATACAATGACATTACGCCTGTTGTGTTTACCTCCGCAAACGTGGCTAATGCGTTTACTATTACTAGCGGGTCAAACGTACTTACGGTAGTTGATTCTTCCTACCAGCCAAACGTAGGTGATTATTTAACCATCTCAAATGCAGCCACAATCAGCACTAGCAACATAACTGCTGCGGTTTTAAATCAAGAATACTCAATTACGACTAGGATTAACACTACAGCGTACACCGTAACAATGAGTGTTACAGCCAACCTTTCTGCAACTGGCGGGGGATCGGCTACTGATATTGCTTACCAACAACCAACAGGGTTAAATACCTACACCATAGGTACGGGGTGGGGTGCAGGTCCTTGGCCTGTTACAGGCATAACAACTAGCTTAACTGATCCTTTTACTACAACTAACGGCAGTAATTCTGTCGTAGTAACTCAAACAGCACACAATTTAGCTAATGGACAAGCAGTTATTTTTGCTAACGCTACGGCAACAGGCGGCGTTTCAGCAGTGCTTTTAAATACTTTGTTTTACCCTTCAGTTGTTAACGCCAACGCATATTCCATCACGGTTCAAATTAATGCTAATGCTTCTGTAACAGGGGGCGGTAACGTCATTGCCTATACTGAAACAGGTACTCATGGTTGGGGTGAAGGATTTACGTCAGGTATTGGGCAGCAGTTACGGCTTTGGACTAATGATAATTTTGGGCAAGATTTGCTAATTGCCCCTCGTGGGGGTTCTGTTTTCTACTGGGAGGCTGCGCTTGGCACTCAAACCCGTGCTCAACCACTATCTACTTTATCTACCGCTGCTGGGTTTGACGGCACACGGGTTCCTAATCAAACTTTGCAGATTGTAGCTTCGGCTATTCAGCGATTTGTCATCTGTTTTGGTGCTAATCCATATGATCCAAATACAGCAAGTACTACTTTTGACCCAATGTTGGCGCGTTGGTCAGACCAAGAAAACCCCTATGAATGGGTGCCAGCAGTAACAAATCAATCAGGCGAGTTTAGGCTGTCTAGTGGTTCATTTATTATGGGCGCTCGTAATACCCGTCAAGAAATCTTGGTATGGACAGACGCTGCTATTTACTCCATGCAATACCTAGGACCTCCCTATGTTTGGGGTTTCCAAATTCTCATGGATAACATATCCGTTATGTCTCCAAACTCTATGATTACGGTAAATAACGTAACGTATTGGATGGGTGTTGATAAGTTCTACATGTACTCAGGCCGAGTAGAAACCCTACCTTGCTCGCTTTGGCAGTACACCTTTGAAGATATTAATAAAGAACAAGCCTTCCAAGTATTCTGCGGCGGTAACGAAAGCTACAACGAAATATGGTGGTTCTACTGTTCACAAGGCTCAAACGACATTAATAAGTACGTGATTTACAACTATTTAGAACGCTCTTGGTACTACGGCACTATGGCTAGAACGGCTTGGCTAGACTCTGGTTTACGCCAATACCCAATGGCTGCTGACTACAATAGTCGGATGTTGTTCCACGAGGCTGCTGTAGATGATGTATCGGGTATAGCCCCTGTGCCAATTAATTCCTATGTTCAGTCTTCGGACTTTGATATTGGGGATGGGCATAACTTTGGCTTTGTGTGGCGTATCCTGCCTGACGTTAACTTTAACGGCTCAAACGTTAATAACCCATACGTTACGATGCGGGTTAAACCCCGTCAAAACTCTGGAGCGCCCTATGGCGCGGCAGATAACCCAGAGGTAATCAGTGGAGATAACTTTTCTACCGCCCCTACATATAACGTTCAAGAGTTTACTGGGCAAGTCTATACCCGCCTACGGGGTCGTCAGCTTGCCTTTAGGATTGAGTCAGATTCATTGGGCGTGGCATGGCAGTTAGGTAGTCCGCGGATTGATATTCGTAATGACGGCAGGCGTTAATGGCACAAGTCCCACTTCGCCCCTCTAAAGCTCCTAATTTACTGATTGCGCCAGTAGAGTACCGTCAGCTTTATCAAGACCAGATGAATAACGCTTTGCGCCTGTACTTTAACCAAGTTGACAACTTTACTCAAAACGTTACGGTTCCTGCTTCGGGTACTACGGCAAATAGACCTACGGAAAATCTACAGGTTGGGCAGTATTACTTTGATACAAGCCTTGGGTATCCAATCTATTGGAATGGCTCAGATTGGGTAAATGCCCTTGGAGAGCCTTTGATCTTCTTAACAGGCGTAAAAACAGTAGGAAGAGTTGGTACTGTAACGGTTACAACTGTCTAACAACATGATAAAGTACTACTTAAATTAGGCGAGGTATATCTTATGGGAACCGGTGTAGGCGAGGCAATGTTAATTGGTGCTGCTGTCGGAGCTACGGCAGGTGGCGCTGGTGCGGCTATTCAAGGCGGTGATCCTCTGCAAGGCGCCCTTTTAGGTGGCGCTATGGGCGCTGCTGGAGGTGGTTTAGGTGCTTTCCCTGCTGCTGCGGCCCCCGTTGCTGGTGGAGCTGCTGGTGGAGCTGCTGGTGGAGCTGCTGGTGGAGCTGCTGGTGGAGCTGCTGGTACAGGTGCTGTTATTGGGGCTGAAGCTGGTGCGGCTACTACGTTTGTACCTTCTAGCACGGGGTTAATGGCGCTTCCTGGAGAAGCTGGTATTGCCGCTTTACCTTCTGCAACCGGGGTTGGAGCTACTTCTCCATTTGTAACTTCTAGTACAGGACTTTCTGTATTACCTGGAGAAGCTGGTACAGCCGCCTTGTCACCCTCTACTGTAGCCCCTAAACCAAATATTTTTGGGTACCTTCCTGGAGAAAAAGGATTTATATCTAATACTGGATTAGCTACCATTGGTGGTACTTCCGCCCTTGGCGCCATGATGCAAGCTGAACGTAATCGGTTTGGTATTCCCGCCACCGAAAGCTACGAAAGTACTTTTGATCCATCTAAATTTGTTCGCTCAACCCCCACCTATGCCCCAGAAAGTGTTTATCGCCCTGAGTATAGGGACTATACAACTGCGGCTGAGGGTGGCATTGTACAGTTAGCTAACGGTGGTCCAGTTGAGCGTATGAGCATGATGAATACGGCTATGAATCCACAAGGTGGTTTGTACCCACAAGGCATGATTGACAAGACTCAATATGCAACACCAACACAGCGTCCAGTAAGTGCCGAATTGATGATGGATGCTCCAGCTTATGAGCGTTCTAATCCTATGCTTATGAATGAGGGTGGTATTGCAAATATAGTCGAAGCCGCTAAAGCCCAAGGGTTAACCCTCGATGCCTATCAAAACATATATGGTCGAGGTAATTCAATTATTGAAATGGAAAAGCGCCTTAAAGAAGGCAAACCTATGACGATGGCTAGTGGTGGCATTTCTTCTCTAGGAGGGTATTCCGATGGTGGCAGAATGCTTAAAGGACCTGGCGATGGCATGTCTGATTCTATTCCTGGGGTTATTGCTGGTAAACAGCCCGCCCGACTGGCTGACGGGGAGTTCGTGGTTCCTGCTGATGTTGTCTCTCATTTAGGCAATGGCTCTACAGATGCTGGTGCTAAACAGTTATACGCCATGATGGACAAAGTACGCAAAGCTAGGACAGGCAAAAAGAAACAAGCTCCAGCAGTTAAAGCTAACCGTTACATGCCTGCCTAATGGACTTAAAGATTCATCCAGTTGGGATTGATTACGTAGTACAGACTTGGCCTTTTGTAGAAACATATTTGAAGGAGGCGTTAGAAAAGGGAGAACCGGTACCTGAGTGGAGCGATAATTACGACATTTCCCATGTTCAAGGTTTTTTGACTTCGGGCTTGTGGACGTTGTTAGTTGCTACAGATGATAGTAACCAGATTCATGGTGCTGCAACGG